ACGCTGCTCCTGGCCGACGACGTGGAGTCCAAGAAGAACTCCAAGACGGCCGGGGCCCGGGCGGACCTGCTGGACCTCACCCGTGACTTCACCTCCATCTGCGAGACGGGTCGCATCATCTACCTGGGCACCCCACAGACGCAGGACTCCATCTACAACACGCTGCCCTCGCGGGGCTTCACCATCCGCGTGTGGCCGGGCCGGTACCCGACTCCCGAGCAGGAGTCTTGGTACGGCGACTTCCTCGCCCCCGGAATCCGCAAGCGCATGACTGAGAACCCGGCCCTCCGCTTCGGCGGCGGGGCCCTCGGGGACCAGGGCCAGGCCACCGACACCCGCCTCAACGAGGAGGTGCTCCAGAAGAAGGAGATGGACCAGGGGCCCGCGTACTTCCAGTTGCAGCACATGCTGTCCACCGCCATGTCGGATGCCCTGCGGTATCCGCTCAAGACGGAGAACCTGGTCGTCATGCGCCTGAACCGGGAGAGGCTGCCCCTGTCCGTCACCCGGACCATGACCGAGGCGGGCCTGATGAACTTCTCGGTTCACGGGCACAGCTTCCGGATGGCCACGGCGCACGAGGTCAGCGAGGACACCGCCCCGCCGGACACCGTGATCATGTACGTGGACCCGGCACCCGGCGGCAAGAACGGCGACGAGACGGGCTACGCCATCCTCGCCGGTCTGAACGGTAATGCGTTCCTGCTGGACGTGGGCGGCATCCCCGGCGGCTACACCGTGGAGCAGATGGAGTTCCTGTCGGACCTTGCCGCCAAGTGGAAGCCCAACGAGATCGTCATCGAAAAGAACCTGGGCTACGGGGCGTTCCGGGAGGTGTGGCTGCCCATCCTCCGCAAGAAGTACAAGGCCGCCTCCATCATCGACGACTACGTGACCGGGCAGAAAGAGCTGCGGATCGCGGAGGGCCTGGAGCCGGTGACGGCCCGGGGCTCCCTGATCGTCGATCAGTCCTGTGTGGAGAGCGACCAGGACACCATCTCCCGCTACCATGTCGGTAAGCGGCTGACCTACTCGTTCTTCTTCCAGTTCGGGCGTCTCACGCGGGACCGCAACTGTCTCGCCCACGATGACCGTCTGGACGCCGTAGAAGGTGCAGTGCGGCGCTACCTACAGGGTCTGGCCATTGACCAGGAGCAAGAGCTGAAACGCCGCCGAGAGGCGGAGCTTGCCAAGTGGATGGCTGACCCCCTTCTGCACAACAGATATTCCTCTAACCCCAAACGGAGGGCGTCCACCTTGGACCGCTTCCGGCGCTAGGAGATCACCATGCGTATTGAAAACCTGAAGAACCCCGGCACGTACTCGGGCGGCCAATCCCTTCGTGCCCGAGTGGCGCACGCCATCTCCTTCGCGGAGACGGTGAACCGTGGCCGCACCAATGGCGTGTCCCCCACGGCCAAGGCCATTGCGGACTTCCTCGCGGACGCCGCCTCCAAGTGCCCCGGCTACGAGGCCCCCTCCCCCGAGCTGCCTCCGACCCAGACGGTGGTAGAGACCGGCACCGTCCTCACCGTGACCGGCGGCACCGTCACCCTGACTGTGACGGACGGCGTTCTGTCCGCTGAGTTCACCCCGGACGAGGAGTAACCCGTGTCCTGGCTCCGCCCCGCGGCATCCACGGCGATCAAGCGGATCGCGGCAGGGGCTGCCCTGTCCGCCGCGCTGGGGTCAGGCGTCCTCCTCGGCCACCTCCAGGAAGAAGAAGCCCTGGGGGATGGCCGGGGCCGGCTGGTCTACATTGATCCCGTAGGCGTCCGCACCTGGTGCTACGGCGACACCGGCCCCGTGCCCAACACCCCGCTGAACGCCGAGGTGTGCGCCTCCCAGTTGGACAAGCGTGTCCGCGAAATCTGCGTCCCGGTGGCCAAGGCCATCAAGGTCCCCGTGTATGTGCACGAGATGGCTGCCATCTGCTCCTGGGCCTACAACGTCGGGGCCCCGGCCGCCATCCGCAGCACGGCCCTGCGCCTGCTGAACGAGGGCAAGTACGACCAGGTACCGGGGGCCCTGCTGGCCTGGAAGTACGCCCAGGGCCGGGACTGCACCATCCGCTCCAACAACTGCTACGGCATGTGGCTACGCCGCCTCAGGGAGGCTGACATGTTCCGAGGTCAGTATGCACCTCTATAAGGTCCCCCTGTACGGGGCTCATGTCATGTTCACCCGCTCCCGGAAGGAATTCTCCAAGAAGGCCGAGGAGCTGGGGACCCATGAGACCACGGAGGGCATCGAGGGAGCGGTCCTTGAGACCGACGCCGGCAACTACCTCATGGGCGTATTCACCCGGGACCCCAACGTTCTGGCCCACGAGTGCGCCCACCTGGCCCTGTCCATCATCAAGAACGCCGGCTTCGACGCCGAGGCCGGCAACCAGGAGCCCTTCTGCTACCTCCTGGGCCACCTCGTCGGCTACTTCAGCAAGGTCAAGTAATGCTACTGCCCAAGAACTGGAGGCTCTGGGCCGCCGGGGCCCTCCTGGCCCTGGCCTCCGTGAGCCTCATATACGGCCTCTGGCAGCGTTCTGAGGTCTCCAGGCTATCTACCTATGTCCAGGCCCTAGAAAACCGCGTGGCGGGCCTAGAATCAAGCGAGAAGGCCCTTCGTGCAGCCGCCGAAGCCGCCCACCGCGAACGCCAGGCCGCCATAGCCAAGCACAACCGTATCCAAAAGGAGCTTGAAGATGCCCTTAAGGCTCATCCTGACTGGGCTTCTCAGCCTGTCCCTGACGGCCTGTGGGACGCCCTCCGGCCTAAGCAGCACCCTACCCCCTAGCCACCTCCTAGAAAGCTGTCCTGAGCCCTCCTGGCCCGTCTCAGGGGGTACCAACGGGGACCTGGCCCGCCTCCTGCGGGAGTACCAGCTCGCCCTGGACCTGTGCAACGCGGACAAGGCGGGGCTGCGGGCCTGGGCCGAGGGGCTCCGTGGCAAAACCCGGGACTAAATTTTGGGTGACATTTGTGAGGGCAGTCCTTCCCAGTGTCACGTGCCCGCTTCCCCCATAGGCCCTCGCGCGCGCCCGCGACTAGAAACGCGCGCGGGTACGCGCCCGCACACGCGCCTGCACACGCACACACGCACGCACACGCGCGTATAGGTCGGAAATTTGCTTGCACGTGCAAATAAAATTCCCTTTAAAATCAATGACTTGGAATTTGCGTACACTATACAGAAGAATGACGGGAGATAGGCGGGACTATGGCCGGGAGATAGGCGGGAGATAGACGGGAATGGACAGGGAAACCCGCAAAGGGATAGACGGGACGGGACCGACCCATCTATAGACGCTAACCCGCGCATCTATAGCCAAACCCGCGCACCTATAGACAAGAAACCCGGCAAGGGACGGCATGCCCTATAGGGCAGTAGGCAATAGCCTAGGACTATCACCATCATTGAAAATATCAATCACACAAACCCGAAACCCGCGTATAATGCGAAGCCATGAAGGTTGCAAACAGCATCACGCAACCTTCAGCAACCGCCCGATAGGTAGTTGCAGAAACGGATGAATAGGTTTATAATCCGTTTCACGCTGTACCGGAAAACTGAAAACCCTTGAGAGTCAACGCAGACGTTAAATGCTAGGGGTTAGTAGGGTCTAACGCTTAGGCGATTCTGAAGGTACAGCAAACTAGCAGTAACTTGAAGTTTGTGGTACAATAGTTTTAACGCAGTACGGTTACCATCCACCGCAACAAAGCGATGGGGTTAGACATGGGGTAGACCATGCCAGCCAGAAGGGTTACTATCTGCGCATTGCCTGAAGCTTTGCGCAGTTAGGCGGGACCATGCCCGAAACGGATATGGCTTGATGCGCTGGGGTAATCTTGCGTGGATAGCTATTGATGTCTAGGGTACGCGCGGTAAACCGGCAAGGGTCAAAGGTTGTACAGGTTGACAATTTGGAAACCTACGGATAGATGCCGGTAGGCGTGGGTAGGGGCATATTGTGCCTCGCAACAACACGAAAAACTGGGACGGACTGGCGACGTGCATAGTCTTGTTGCGCCCGCAAACAGCGGGGTTCACGTGATGACGCTATGGACGGCAGTGTGAGGAGCTCGATTGCGCCAGGATAACACAGTGCATCTTTATGCGCCTACTAGGTGGACGCATAGAGATGCAATGTCGCATCGATCGTAAAGACTAGGAGATTACCATGCGTGCTATCATCACCGATTTGGCTAAGCTCAACAAAGCTATCGATTCTATCGCCAGCCGCGCGAAGAAGCTGGACAATGAAATTCAAGTGGCGGCTTTGTCGGCCATTGCCCACGTGGAAAAGTGTGGCGATATTGGTCCCGTGAACCGATTGTTCCTTGCCTTGGGACGTGGGCATCGTAAGTCCGCGTTGACGGCCTGGCTTCTGGCTTTCGGCAAAGTGTCGGCCAACGTGGGCGAAGACAAGAAGGACAAACCTTTCGTGTACGACCGCGAAAAGGTGACTAACCTTGAAGAAGCGGATGCGCATCCGTGGTATGAATTCAAGCCGGACGCGCCGCCTGATCAGGTGTTTGACATTCAAGCGGCCGTGGCTGCGCTGATCAAGCGTGCTGAAGGCAAGACTTTGCCTGAAGGCGGGGTGGAAATCCTGGAGCGTCTGCGCGAAGTTGTGGCGGAGTAACGTGTAACCCCAGGCCGGCCTGAGTGCCGGCCTGTAGTGCTAACCTCCTGGGTGTACTGCCATGCATGACACGAGAACGTTTCCCATTGCACGCTCAAAAGAGACGGCAAATTTCCCTTACTGCGTGCAGTTCAAGCCGACAGAAAATTGGTCAACGTCTGCGTGCTTTCCCACGTATCAAGAGGCGCACGCCTACATCGTGGAGTGCGTGGACCGTTGCCCGCGTGTAGAGTGGCGCATCTTAATCTACCGGAGCAAGCCATGAAAGTCATTCTCAACATCGGAACAATCCGCAGCGCGCATGGTGAATTGTGGCCAGACGGTATGGTGTCGCGCGAAGATGTCGTCATGTGCCTGCGTGCTGCGCAGTTCGATGCGCTGCACGTTGAGCATCACCTGCACTCCGACCGCGAGTGTACGCATGTAGTCACGGCAGAATACAACGGTCCCGACTTGACGGCGGCTGCGTACGCCGTAAGCCGTGCGCTGGACCAAGACTGCATCGCCGTGGCGCGCGTCGATGGTGGACGTTTCACCGGCGAGCTGATCGGCCCACGTGCGAGCGATTGGGGAGTGTTTAACCCTGCGTTTTTCGACATGCCCCGCGTGTACGATGACGCGAAGGAGTCTTGACATGGTGCTGGACAATCGGCTGGAGTGGACCGCTACGAGGCTGCGTAACGGCTGGGTTATTCGTCCTCGTGGTGCGCTGGGAACGTGCGGTTGGATTAATGGTATCGGGTGGACAGCGCTGTTTGTGAAGCGTAAGCCGGCGCACATACCCGAGGAGTGCTGATCATGGCGATCGAAACCGTGGAAAGATTCGTCACGATGGGCCGCGAGTTTCGCACCTATAAGGCCGCCTTTGACTTTCGGTTTGATAGGGTGGGCGAGTTTCTCGATCCTGCGCTGAGTACGTGGGGACCTGGTGCCAAGCTAAAGCTCGTGCAATACCTGGTGGACAACCGAGACAAGGTGCGCGAGCTGCTGGATTTCTGAGGAGTGAACAATGACCAAGCAACAAGACAAGCGCCCGTCGCAGGGCAAGAGCAAACCGCAGCGCGCCAAGCATGTGCGCCGCGCCCGTAAACCGCACCCGACCGATGGCTGGTACAGCCTCGGTCAACGTGCGCACCTTAAGGAGTAGGCCATGAAAAGGTATGCGGTCCATGCCCCTGGCTGGGTGTACGTGCTGCACTTCTACGGTCGGAACGAAAGGGAGGCCCGCGCGGCTGCGCGCGAGTTGCTTGGTGTAAACAGGCTGCCGCGTGGCGTGGCAGTATGGCAGGAGTAAGTCATGATACGAGTAAAGAAACCCGAGGATGTGCGCACCTTGCAGGATGTGTTTGACTTGTCGGTCACCCGTGTGCTGCAAAACCGTAGGCCGGCATTTAGCAATGGTGCCTGCGCGTACCGAACCCCTAAGGACGATGACGGGCACCAAGCTGTGTGCGCAGTGGGCGCGCTGATCCCTGATCACCTGTACCACAAGGACTTCGAAGGCACCGGAATTGTGAACCTGCTACAGGCACGGGCAAGGGTTTTGCCCGAGAACATCCTGGAAATTCCTGGGGTGACGAGGTTCCTGCACGAATTGCAGGAGGCGCATGACGCGGTGGCCGTCTACTGGCGTCCCGGATACTACACCAGGGAGACATTTCAAGCTGCATTCCTGGAGCGCTGCCGGAACATCGCCAGGGCTTACGGTCTGGACCCGAGCGTGGCGGAAGGCTGACTTGAATACAGCCCCGCTACGCGATTTGTTTATGAGGCCGCTACCCTACCCTTAACCCCGCCCCGATCGGCTCGCCACGGGGCTACATTCAAGCGAGAGCACCATGTCCCACGTAAAGAAATACTCGTTCCGTGTTTGTCACCTGGACACTGCCAGGGGCCTGCCCCACGTGGCTCAGTACGATACTATCGCCCGCACCCTGGGCGAAGCCGAGGCGGACTTCCGCCACTACCTGCGGGTCCACCAGCCCGAGCTGCTGGATGACATAATCAACTACGCCTACCAGTGCGAGGTGAGCCATGTTTGACATCGAAGCCAAGCTGAGCAGTGCGCTGGACCCGGAGCGCCGAGAGTGGCTCGGGTCCCGCTTCCTTTATGACCTGCTGTGCGGATACCCGGACGTTAACGCGTATTCCCGGGACCAGGATGTGATCGACGAGCACTGCCGGGTGTCGCAGAGGCTGTTGGACGAGGGGTGGGAAGCCGTGGGGGCGGGGGCGTATTCCCTCGTTCTCAGGCACCCGGAGATGCCGGGCAAGGTTCTCAAGCTGGTGATCGAGGACGACGAGTCCACGTCGTGGGTGGAGTACTGCGCAGACCGGCAGGGGCAGCCGTTCGTCCCCGTCATCCATGCGTACGGGGAGGTTCTGGGTTTCCCCTTCGTCGTGATGGACGAGTTGGTCCAGGACCTGGACCGGGCCAGGTACTACTCGGCTATGGCCAACGACATTTACTGGTCCATACAAGAGGAAGAGTACGAGCGAGACTTGTGGGACTACCCGGAGTTTGCCGACCTGGTGCGCGACGCCTGCGACATGGGAGAGCTGGACATCCACTCCGGGAACATCCTGTTCCACCCAGTCACGGGCGAGCCGTTCCTGACTGACCCGATTATCTGAGGAGCACGGCCATGTATGAAGGACACATGCCGGACGGTGATCCGGTACAGAGGCACAGCGCAGGCGACCTGTTCCCGATCATCATCGTGCAGTACGGGGACGGCACTGCCCGATGGGTGGACCAGCGCAAGCAGCGGGCTAGTCACCGTATCCCGCAGACTTCGGCGGCACGGGACGTGGAGTTGCGCGCCCGGGCGTACCAGGGGATTCGACACTGCGTCCCCGACGAGTTGCACGCTGTTCTCAACCAGCAGTACAAGGAGTTCAAGGCGGAGTTCACCGGCTGAGGCCGGACACATAGGAGAATGCAATGAAGCTGCGTAACCTGTTCATGGGCCTGGGCATACTGCCCGTCGTGCTCATCGTCACGGCCATGCTGACCCGGCCCGTACATGCCACGGCTGCGATGGTAAGCACGGCCCCGCACCTGCTGGCCATCCTGTACCTGCCCACTGATGAGGTCCGGGTCGTTGGCCTGTTCCCCAACGTGAACGAGTGCAAGCTCGTTCGCAATGACCTCCAAGCAAAGGCCGACACGATAGCTCCTGGTCTATTCGTGACCGCGTGCCTGCCTGTGAAACTTTCCTAATCGGAGAACCCATGAGAGTTGATCCCCTTCCGCGCATCACCCCGATTAACATCACTCAGCAGCCTAACGGGTACGCCGCCTCCCTGGTGAACGTGCGCCGGGATGATGGGTCACAGCCCACCACCCCGGTGTACCCCACCATCCGCGAAGCAATCGACGCGGCCATCGAGTTGGCGAAGGAGTACGGCTACTACGCCGTGTGAGGAGACGAGATGAAACTGTCCAAGATTACTGGCCCCGTGCTGGAGGCCGCTGTGTACGTCGCCAAGGCTGCGGTGTCAGTGCATGTGTGGGCCCTGAACCAAGAGGCCCGCGCCGCCGGGCGCAAGCTGGACCGGGAGCTGGACAAGCTGCTGAGTATCAACCAGAAGCTGGCTGTGCAGCGGCAGCGTTATGCCGAGGCCCGTGATGCACTGGCCGATACCCTGGACCGGGTGGGAGCGAAGGTCGAGGAAGCCGAGGCGCGGGTGGTGTAATGCTGAACATCCACGACTACCTGGACGACGACAACCTCCGGGAACTGGAGCGCCGGCTGTTCTACTTGGAGGCGACCCGGCCTGTTGATCGGCTTCCTCCCGTGGGCCAGCAGCTTGCGGACGCCTGGCGTGCGGAGCATGGCGACGAGCCGTTCCCCGAATGAGCTGGCTTGAGCTGTTCATCGGCTCTGCCATTGTACTGGCAGCGCTGGCACCTTACCTGAAGGACATGTGATGACTACATGGCTGGACGTAGCCAAGGGGCTGGAGGTTGGGCGAAGCGTTCGCATCAAGCATGACTGCAACCCGAACGGCGCGCCCAGCCTAGTAGTCCGGCATGACCCGGACTGTTATCGGGCCTACTGTTTCCGGTGCAAGGAGCCCGGGATGTACGAGGCCAAGCGCCTGAGCCTGGCGGACCGGCTGCTGCTGATGCAGGCGCAGCGCGAGGCCGACGCCGCCGTTGACCGGCACGAGGAGCCCGAGCCTCGGCTGCACAGTTGGCTGGACTGGCCGGCCCCTGCGATGCAGTGGCTGCTCAAGGCCGGCATCGGCGAGGCCGACGCGGTGGACCTGGGCATCTACTACCACCCGCCCACCCGCCGGGTGGTCGTGCCGTACAACGGGACGCACCACTGGCAGGCGCGGGCCGTGATGGCCGGAGCTAAACCCAAG